AATCAGCCACCATTTTTCAGGTACAGATTTAAGTGTAGATGATCTTCTTTATCACTTTATGAAGTATTTGAAAGCTTGTGATTATTGTTTTAGAATAGATGACACTTTGGAGGTAGTTAACTACAATGATTAATATTCCTAAAGTAACACAAATTTGGAGACTAAAAGCTAAGCTTGATGAGATGAAAGAGATGGGCGCTCCTCCAAAAGAAATCGAGAAGCTTGAAGAAGATATCATCGCCATTCAGACTAGCAGCCTCAGTATTTTTGATGAAGACGAAGAGCCGTGAAAAAGTATACGCTAACCGTTCAAGAAGACCCTACAACTGGTGATGCATATATCGAGTTCCCCGAAGAGCTAATTACTGTTCTCGGGTGGTCTGATGGTACTGAACTGGTATGGCTTAATAATAAAGACGGTACATTTACTCTTAAAGAAAGTAATGAGACAGATGGATATTCCTTTTACAGCTAATTTCAGGCAGAATAAGACTACCGTCGGCGCTGCTACCGGCACTCTAGATGATAGTGATATTCAGAACGAAGCAAATAATATTGTAAACTATTTTAAGACTAGCTCGATAGCGCAAGCAGCAGTTGGTGTTCAATCGTGGAGCGCTATTGATGTTATCGCAAACGGACAAACATACACATTTAACAATTGAAAGTAAGATTATGCAACATATTCGCAAAGTGATTGATAAAGACGAAAACTACGTTGGTGACTTTATTTTTGGTCGAGGGTTCTATCCTCTCAAGACTCAAGCTAAGTACAAACCACAAAAGAGAGTCCCTGCAGGATGTAAACTTGTTCATGAGAAAACATTACGCTACTCTATTCTAGACAATAAGCATCAAAATTATCAAATCACAAACTAAGGAGCTAGCCTTGAACGTTTCTCAAAATATCTTATCCGATATCACCGCGTTTATGAAATACGCGAAGTATGTACCAGAGCTGTCTCGTAGAGAGACATGGCAAGAAATCGTCACAAGAAACAAGATGATGCATATCAAAAAGTTTCCTCATCTTGCCGGTGAGATTGAGCAAGCCTATCAATATGTGTATGACAAGAAGGTTCTACCTTCAATGCGTTCTATTCAATTCGCTGGTAAGCCAATTGAGCTAAATGCAACACGTCTTTACAATTGCTGCTTTCTACCGATCGATCATTACGTCGCATTCTCTGAAGTTATGTTCCTTCTACTATCAGGAACCGGTGTTGGATATTCAGTTCAGAATCTCCATGTTGAGAAGCTACCCCCTATCACTAGACCAACAAAGACTCGCCGCTTTCTAGTCGGTGACTCAATCGAAGGTTGGGCTGATGCAGTCAAGATGCTAATGAAGGCATACTTCACCGGGCGGCCTTGTCCGCTGTTTGACTTTAATGATATTCGTCCAAAGGGCGCTATGCTTATTACCGCTGGCGGTAAGGCTCCTGGTCCAGAACCTCTAAAGGATTGCCTTCACAACATTCAAAAGATTCTCGATCGTAAGGAGAATGGTGAACAGCTAAAGCCTCTCGAAGTGCATGACATCTGCTGCTATATTGCTGATGCTGTTCTAGCCGGCGGTATTCGTCGTTCAGCGATGATTTCTCTCTTTGATATTGACGACGAAGATATGCTAACTTGTAAGTTTGGCAACTGGTGGGAAAATAATCCTCAGCGCGGTCGTGCTAATAACTCAGCTGTAATCGTTCGTCATATGGTCGATGAAGAAGTGTTCTTTGATCTTTGGAAGAAGATTGAACTATCAGGCTCTGGTGAACCCGGCTTCTTCTTTACTAACGATGTTAACTGGGGTCTAAATCCTTGCGCTGAAATCTCTCTTCGCTCATTCCAGTTCTGCAACCTCTGCACAATCAATGCCGGTAATATTGAGTCGCAAGAAGATTTCAATGAACGAGCTCGTGTTGCTGCATTTATCGGTACGCTTCAAGCATCATATACTGACTTCCATTATCTGCGAGATGTTTGGAAGCGCACTACTGAAAAGGAAGCACTCATCGGTATTTCTATGACTGGTATTGCTTCTGGACCTGTTCTAAATCTAAACATGAAAGAAGCTGCAAATGTCGTTAAAGAAGAAAATAAGAGAGTTGCTGATGTGCTCGGTATCAATCCAGCCGCTCGTTCAACTACTGTCAAGCCAGAAGGCACCGCCTCTTGCATTCTAGGTACCTCTTCTGGTATTCATGCTTGGCATAACGATTTCTATATTCGCCGTCTACGAGTTGGTAAGGATGAGTCTATCTATAACTATCTCGTGAACAATCATCCTGAGCTTATTGAAGACGAATATTTCCGTCCAAAGCAACAAGCGGTTATTTCTATTCCTCAAAAGGCTCCTCAAGGCGCTATTACTCGTCAAGAGTCAGCTCTCGATCTACTAAATCGAGTCAGCAAGGTCTATAAGGATTGGATCGTAACTGGCCATCGTCGAGGTTCAAACAAGAATAACGTATCTACTACTGTCACGATTAAGCCTGCCGAGTGGGAAGAAGTCGGTCAGTGGATGTGGTCTAATAGGGATCGCTTCACAGCTCTATCAGTGCTACCTTATTCTGATCATACATACATTCAAGCACCATTTGAAGATTGCACCGAAGAGCACTACACCGAAGCCTTCTCAAAGCTACACAATATCGATCTAACGAAGGTTGTAGAGCTTTCTGATAACACCACTCTTGCAGATCAAGCAGCATGTGCTGGCGGGGCTTGTGAAATCGTCTAAAATAGAACTCTGCAATAGCGAATTTAATCCAGACGGGTATTGGCGAAATCCGATTCCCGTCTGGAGAGTTCATACCTCTGAAGAGCTAGCATCATTATGCCATCTGTTCGATCAGAACGGATACGATCTAACGCTCATTGAGCAGCTCTATGCAAAATACAATACGCAATTTTTAGTACATCATCGCGGTAGTAAATACTCTCTACAGCAGCCCTGGTTCGTTCAAGAATATCGTGACGAAGGCGCTCAATTAAATCACGCTTTATTGCTCGAGCGCAAGGCATATTCAGGCGATGCTTTGAATCAATTAAAAGAGATCGCAAAACACACTCCCATCTTTAATAAGATCATTGCTATTAGACCTAAATGGGGTATAGATTTCTCGATGGATTATTTTGATCGTGATGGAAACGTATTCGAAATTCTCCATTATGAGTTTGATAGCTTTGATTATCGTGAAGCTTACGACAAGATGCAATTCGTTTATAAGAAAATTAAAGATATAGATTGGAATGATGCAGCTAAAACTCTATTAAAGCGTAAAGACGAGTGGCATAATTTAGAATTTTTCGAACAATCTGATTATAAAACAAACTTTTTTGGTGTCGGACAAGAAAGATTTAAGCAAGTTATATGGGATTAGTATAAATAATAAACACTATGTGTACGGTGAGGCCTCTAACAAGGAGTACCTCTAATGTCACAATTCACTCTTGCTGATACTATCGACTTCCCCGATATCTATAGAATAAAAAAAGGGCTAATCGGCTCTGCCGCTATTCATTCTAAAAATGATATCTATCGTGCTATTAGATCTAAAAGAATTTATATTCTTAAGAATGCTCTAGAGCTAGCCGGTTACATTTGGATCGAACCTAACCCTCATCAGCACACGTGCTATATTGAGGCGATTGGTGTGAGCACTAGCCATCTACACAAAGATAGAGAGTTTGAATTACTTAAAAACGCTATCGTTTGGGTAATTCAGAATACATATCGCGAAGCTCTAATTCATATTGACATTAAAAATAAACATTTTATCGAACTTCTAAAAGATATAGAGTTCCATAAGATTGATATTGATAACGACTTCTATGGTGAAGACAAGCACGCTTATCTTATGAGAAAAACTTTTCATATATAGATAAGCCGTCAACCTTAGGAGGACTTATGAAAGACTGGTATACTTGTTCTTCATGTGATGAAGAATTTCGCGTTATCTCAATTCAACAAATAACCTACTGCCCCATTTGTGGCTCAGAACTAAATGAGTCAGAAGAAGACGAAGAAAAAGACGAATGGAGCGATGAGTGACAAGTGGACCTTTAATGGTCAAGAATTTAAGCATGAAGACTATCCCTGGGCGTCTGGTTTCGTTTATCTGATTACGAATAAAATTACAGGTGAATGGTACATCGGTAAAAAGTTTCTTACCTCTGTTACTCGAAAAAAAGTAAAAGGTAGAGCAAACCGAAAAGTAACTCGTAAAGCTTCTGATTGGGAAACTTATTTTGGCTCATCAAAACGCTTTCTCGAGAACGTAGAACACTATGGAAGAGAGAACTTCATAAGAGAGGTTCTCTCTATCCATGAACATCGCAACGATGTCAATTACCACGAGATGAAGCAGCAGGTCGATCGAGACGTTCTAAACGATCCGTTATCGTATAACGATAACATCATGCTGCGTTTTTATCGCAGAGAAAAAATTCCAAAATCAGCATTTTCTGTCTTGCCTAAAAATCAGGATGAGCCATAATAAGAATATGATTGATGAGAAGGAAATGGAAATGACTGAGCACGAAACGATGAATGAGTTTACGAAGCAGCTTGAAAAAAGCTGCTTCGGTCTCGATGAAGGCTATAAGACGGCTTATCGAGCAGGCTACTACGAAACTTTCATTGCTAACATGATGCAAACCCTCCCGGGAGCACGTGAGTACGTTGAAGAGCGGCTGGCTTACATCAAAGGAGAAATTTAATATGGGTACCAACTACTTCATTCACGAACC